GGCGCCTGCTCAGGTAGCCAGGGCCTGCGTCCATGATGACGTCGTACTGGCCGACGGTAATATTGTTCAAGATCTCGCCCGTCGCTGCCATCTGGTTGACCGTCACCAGGTCAGGCTGACCGTCGTCGCCGATGATCCGCATGACGCGCTGCGTGTCGTAAATGTGCGGGATCAGGTCGAGGATGATCCGGCCAGTGTGTTTCAGGCTGCGAGTCAGGTTGTCGTAGAAGTGGAAATTGTTCAGATCCACCTGCGACTGCTGGCCCTGTATGGCCTTGCCCGAAATGTTCCCAGACGGCAGCTGGTTGGGGTCGAGGATCCCGATGACCATCTGCAGGTCGCTGGCGATGGCTGCCGCGCTCGTCATGATGCCATCGGGTGGGGGCTCGGGCTGAATGCGAGTCGGCACGGGGGCCTGTCTGCCCTCGATGTCGGTCTGCTTGTAGCGCAGGACAGGCGTCGACTTGATGTTAGCCAGTGCCCATTCGTTCTCATGGCCTTCGTCCTGACCTTCGGCCAGCAGCCACTTGGCTTTCGGTGCCAGTGCGACCGATTCGGTCATGCTGGTGCGCCAGAAGTTGTACATGCGCTGTGGATCCTTCGCGAACCGCACCAGCCCGTACTTCTTGCGCTTGCCGTCCACGACCACCTGGGCGCCATAGCACGGCACAACAGGGATATACCTATTCGGCAGCGTGCGCTCCTCCAGCACCTCCATCGCCGTCATCTTGATCCACTTCAGCACCTTGCGGTAACTCTCGCGGCTGGACACGACCATCAGACCGGCTGCAGCCACGCGCTGCTCGAAGTCCTCGCCATCGGCGAACATGGTCGAGCCGTCAGACAGCAGGAACAGTTTCGCCTTCTCGCGCTCAAAGTAGAAGTATTCAGCCAGCCGGATGTCCTCTTTAGTCACCCAGGCTGCAGTGCTGTCGCCGGTCGACCGCTGCTGGAAATTCGCGCCGTCGTCGGCGTCTGGGTACATGTCCCGGAATAGTTTTTTGTCGAGGACAGTCGTGATCAGGCAGTAATTTGCATCCGATCCGTCCGGCAGCACGCTGTTGGGGTCGAAATAAACCGTAAAGGGGCTGTCGATCGGCTCGATGAATATCTCCTGATCAAACGAATCCTCGCGGACATAGTCCGTATTGATGCGCCAGTAGCCCCAGCCCATGCGGACGGCATTGCTGAAAGCCGTGTCATAGGCGCTATCGGCGTTGCTGTTGACCTCGATGTGTCGGACGATGCCCTGAATGATCTGGGCAATCTTGTAATCAGCCTGATCATTGACCGGATGCACCTTGATCCGCGGGCGCTGCTGGCGCTGCTGGTTCTCGACCTGCCGACAGTAGGCGTCCACTTTGTTGATCGTCAGGCAGGGGCGCGCCTCCAAGTTGCGGCTGTTCTGGATCTCGACCGGCCACTGATCGCCTGCAGCGAACTTTAGGTCAGACAGGGCCTCGGCTCTGTTCATCGCGTCCGCGTCATTGACGAACTGCCAGAACTTGATCGCCTGGTTGATGCGCTCGTCGCCGCTCGTTGTATCTTGATAGTCGCTCATCCCATCCATCCTCCGGCCTGTAGCGGTGCTGCCGGCTGCCGTTTACGGGGCGCAGGCTCTCGAATCATTAATGCAATATAGCGGAAAGCGTCGGCGCCGTGCGAATACTGATCGTGCAGGGGCGTCCGGCTGAACTGACCCGTCTCTGGATCGACCTCGTACCGATAGTGGCGCAGGCACTGCAGACCGTCCGCGCACGCCTCTCTGTCAAACCAGTAATTGTAGAACGCCGTGCGGGCTGCGTTGATCGAATCCAGTACCGGCACCTTCGGCAGGATCCTCGTCTTGAACCCGGCAGCACGGACGATCTCCTCAATGCTCCGACCGCCAGCCGCCAGCGTTTTGTTCTCGGCGTCGTGCGGCAGCCACAGGGTGTCATAGACGTAGCCGAACGTCTGCAGCTGGTGCAGGTAGTGCGTCATCGTCTTTTGACTGTCCTCCAGATACCGTATCAGCCGGGTCTCCATCCCGATGAACTGGACGAACCAGATCGCGGTCGAGTCTGACCAGCCCAGGTCGAACACAGCATGGACCGGCTTCGTCGGGTCATAGGGCACTCGGGTGATGCGGTTCTCGATCTCGGCCTTCTGCATCTCCTGCGCGAATATCGCGCCGTCGACCGTCTGCCTGCAAAGACCTTCCCAGACTTGGTTATATTGCTGGATGTCCCGTTCCTTTAGGGCGTCCTTCTCCTGGCGCAGCGTCTCGGGAAACCACGGGTTGTCCGACCAGTTCACTTTGACGACCGCAGCGTCAGGGGGCGGGTGCAGCACAAAGCGCTGATAGGTCTCGTCCGTCTCCAGGTCAGGGTTGAACGTGATCCAGATCTCGCTGCCTTCCTTTCTGATCGTCGGTATCAGAATGTTCCACGACAGCCGGCTGACCGTCTGCGCTTCCTCGACCCAGCAGATGTCCACGCCTTCGATGCTTTTCAGGCTGGCGGTATTGTTCCGCAGTCCGACGAACGAAAACTCTGACCCGTTCTTGCCACGGATGGCATTCTGGGTGATCTCGTAAAAGGACCCCAGCCGCAGGTTGTCGATCTGGTCGCACAGCAGCTTGTGAACCGAGTCCTTCATGCTGACCTGAAACTCGCGGGCACATAGGATGCGCAGCTGCTTGCCCGCGGCCAGTATCAGCAGGGCTCTGGCGACGCCCCACGACTTCGCGCCACCTCGACCGCCGTACAGAACCTTATAGCGCTTCGGCGCAAACAGGACGTTCAGCTTGTCGGGGAATTCAGCCTTGACTGCTGTCATCGGGCTTCACGAATGTGACCTGAATGCCCTGCAGCAGGGGCGCGTCATTGGCGCCAGTGATCTCCTGCTTGACCTGCTCACGGTATTTCTTCGGGAACCGCGCAGCCATCGAGCGTGACCAGATAGTAGCGTTAAGCCTGGGGCCTTCCTTCGTCTCGACGATGTGGGCTTCGGCCAAGTCCTCCCAGTACGCTTGCTCATAAACCTTCGCCTCCTCTAAGGCTTTCGCAAACTCTGGGTGAGCGTCGCGCCACTGATAGATCGTGGTCATGCCGATATCAAGCCGATAGCATATCTGCTCGAAGGATTTGCCCTGCTTGGCGAGACGGATAATCTCGTCAATGAACGCAGGGTCATATGTGCTAGGTCTGCCGCCTGGCATTACTTCTTGCCCTTAGCTGCTTTGGCCGTAGCCTTGCGCTTGACGTCGTAGGCGATCGCCACGGCCTGCTTGACGGGCTTGCCGGCTTTGACTTCAGCCTTGATGTTCTCTTTGAACGCCTTGTCCGTCTTGCTGTGCTTCAGAGGCATGGTCGCTCTCCTTCAGTTTTTCCATCCACCACTCGACATCGGCGATAGCGCCCACGACCTGATACAGGCTGGCCCTGATGTTCTCGGCCTGTGCCTGCAGTTCGCGGTAACGCTGCTCCAATAACTCTTTAGTCATATTAGCTGTCGATAATACGCTGATCAACCTTTGCCTGCTCCTGCAGCTGGATAATCAACTGATCAGCCAGTGCGATCGCGCCCTTTGCCTGCTGAACGCGCTCCAGGGCCTCCTGCAATTCACGCAAAAGGCCCTGTCGCAGTTCCTGCATATACTGCAGATCCATCATCAGGTCGGCTGCGCAGCGTAAAGGGGCAGCCAGTAGTCAGTGGTGCCGATGCGGCAGCGCAGACCGCCAGCAGCGGTGCCAAGCGTCGTACCAGTGACCCAGATCTTGCCTGCGCCGGCTGTCACGCCCTGCAGGTTGAAGAACCGACCGCCTGTGTCAAACGTGCCAACGGCTGCGCCCTGCACGCTAGCATGAATCAGAGACGTCAGCGTGCCGGTCACTGCGCCGGCAGGCATGTTCAGCTCGATTTCAAGGGGTGCATAAGTGCCAGAGCTGGTGCCAGCTGACAGCGTCATTTCTGCCAAGACAGCTGACCCGAGACCGGATGTCCGGCCAGACGCACCATAGACCACTTCGCCCTTGACGGCGTTTGACCAGCCGCCCAGCGCTGCGTTGATAGTGGTCAGGAACTTTGCCCGGCCACCGACGCCGCCGGCGCCTGTCATCGTCGTGCTGACTGACAGGGGCTCGACGCTGGTCGATCCGCTGGTGCTTGCGCTGCTGGTCGTGATATTCACGTCGCCGCTGGAGATGTCAACAGCGCCAGCCAGTGTGACTGCGCCTGTGACGCTTACGCTTTGGAACTCCGGGTCCGCATATGCCACGCCGGTTGCGATGCTATTCGCCATGTCTCTGCCCTCTAATGTGTGTTTGCCGTAACCGGCGTCATTCCGATCATAGACTATTTGCAGTTCCAGCGCTTGCGTGCCTGTCGTAGTCTGCTATTAGGGTCCTTCGCGGCCTCCGGATGCATCTTCATCTGGCCTTCGGACCTCGCGCAGTACGATTCCTGTCTGGCCTTCCGCGCCCCAGTGGGGTTTTTCTCGGTGACCG